GTGGGGGTGGAGCAGCTGGAGGTGGTGGAGGTGGAGCAGCTGGAGGTGGTGGCGGTGTAGATGCAGGGGGGGTTGGCGGTGTATAACTAGAACCGCCTCCTCCGACATTACCTGCATTGTTGTATCCGTATCCACTCATTAATCTTTCCTCAGTTTAAGTCTATATTTCCGCTGGTCATTTTTATCTTTCCTTCACCTTGTATTAAAGCCACTTCGTCAGTCGCGCCTACCTTTGCAGTAGTGCCTCCTACCATACTGACATCTTCTGCTGACTTAACTCCGAATGATTTTGAATTCACAACAAAACTATCACTCAAATCAAAACTACACTTCTCTCCCTTGAAGGTGAAGTTCTTGGCTTTGATGTTGCAGTTGCCTAATGAAGTTATATTTAAACTACCACCTACTAACATATTCTCATCTAACAACTTTATTGTATATCCGTGACCTGTTGATTTTATCACCGTGGTTCCATCTGGATGAAATTCAACAAATGATCCACTTCGGTGATACACATGTATTCTTTCTGCATTGGATGAATCATCGACTTCAATTACATGTCCACTGTTTGACTCGTATACTTTATTTTGAGGGTACACTGGATTTGCGGGTGAAGATGGTTCCGTCCAAGAGACATCATCAATAGCTGTATCGACTTCCTCTTGCGGCTGTTTCTTAGAACCTGGCGTTCCATCCTGTGGAGGACCATACGCAAGAAGATTTGTATCTGGTCTCTGATCATACAAATCGTTTCTTACCGTATCATAAGGATCGTTGAATCCTTCTGCTGGTTTGTTTGGTTCTAAATTTATGCCAGGAATAGTTCCCATCATGACAGGCTGCTGTGCCTCTGTGCCATCTAAAAAGAAACCAAAGACATGCGTACCCGGTAAAAGACCAGGAACTGTTGAACCCTTACCTTGCGTACTTGCACTAGTGATTGGAAATATGGGATGCGCCCACGGCAGTTGAACAGTAGGAAGAAGTGCTAGATCTGGTGTATGATAACCAACGATACGAACTCTGGCTCTACCCATAAGTTCTGGATCTTTGATATCCTCTACAACACCAGTCCACCATACGAACTCCCCATTCATATTATACATTAGGTTTGGCCCACTTTTCTGCCCAAAGTCTCCACTCTTCTAATTCAGAATCAGTATAGTCTCTGCTTTTTAAATTTTCAATTCTCACTTCGTAGTCTCGATATTCCTGATATTCATTAAACTTCATTTTGTCACTCATCGTAATTCTCCTTTTTGTACTTCAGTCTCAAAACGTGACTCATCTGGAATTTGTGCTGCATAGGAATCTGTGCAGGCTTCTACGGTCATAGTATATCCGTCTACTTTACTTAGTGTATGTTTTATCGATGAAACTAAATAAAACCCACTACGGTATTTATCAACAAAATTAGAACCGGGCAATGCTTTTGGTTTTTCAAATTGAACAGTTATCTTATCCCCAATGTTCAAAGAACTATTACCGGAAACAACGAAACGAACCCTGCTATTCAAAAATGAATTGATCTGAGACATTCGTTGAATTTTAGATCCCGGATAAAATTTACCATTGTAAACTTGATAGTTTGATAAAAACCCTACACTAGAAGATATGGCATTATTTGTAATTGGAAACTCATTCAATGTGGATATGGCATCAAACGCCTTGTTATATGAATAATCATATCCGTTAATTGTTTTAGTTGATATGTTGTAGTTTTGAACAAACCCACTGTATATACCTTGCTGTATTTGATCAATATAATTTTCATTACCAAGTATGTCAACATCTTGTATCATATATCTCTTAGCTAGAAGATCTGTAGGAGCAAGTTGATTGGTGTCTGGATTCGATCCATACTTATAGAAAGCATCTTTTCTTGATGGTTGCTCAAACATATTTCCCAGTGACACAAAACTAAAACCATTAAAGTCTTCAAAGAAAAGAAAATTACATTCATTACCGTCTTTACGAAGGGCCCTTTTACTTAAGAAATTAATATGATCAAATGGAGTTGCGTAAGGCAATACTAGAGTCTGTTTGTCTTCTGAACTTTCTAATTTTATTGGATCGCTGCCTGGAAATGATTCACTCCAGATAGCACCACATATATTAGATAGTGTTCCTGTATATGATCTGGATACTTTCTTGTTTACATTAATCAAAGTTTCTGGAGATACAAAACAGAGTTTATATGTGGAACTGGTTCCCGAATCTTTTAGTACAACTTCGTCTCTTGAATATAACCTTAACTGCTTACTGACAGAATCACAGCCTGGGGTATAAAATTCAATGTCTAAAATTTCGTTATTCTTAATAGGAAGCACACCATAAAGATCTAACCCATCAGAAACCACCATTTCACATTGTAATGGCATTCCTCCAAATATATCTTGGTAAAAATCAACCGTAATGTACATATCCTTCATTGATATGCGATCACCAGAATCGAGAATTAAATCCATTCTGACGATTTCTACATCGTTAGTTTTTTGATAAGATGTTCTTGTTTTATTTCTTTTCATTCTAGGCCTGTATTACAGATTCAAAAGCATTAACAACATCATCCAAATAGTCTGGATGAATTAAGTTGATTGAGCGTTTGTCATCATTCAGTTCGGATTCAGTTTCATAATTTGTTTTTATGAAATCGGTATTCCTTGCACCGCTAATTCCAAGATAGGTACCCAACCTAGTTTGATAGAATTGAGGTGGAGTAGATATGAAGTCTCCCGTTGCGCCAGTTAATCCTAGAGGGGTTCCATCTGATATTGCTGACAAAGGATCAATATACCCACCAGTAGCCGTTTCAAAGTGATTAAGTCCATAGATCCCATCTTCTATTCTTGTTATCTTTGCTGTTGCAGGATCATCTCCCTTGTATATACCAATATAATCACCAACTTCAAATGCTTGGTATTCAGCGGAACCGCCTCCGTCAACTAGAATTCTAGCATAAGTTGGATCATGATCAACTACTCTAGCTCTCAGACTAAAATACTCTTGAGTAATACCGTAGCTATCAGCCGAACCAGTTGTATGCCAGATGGTATCGTTTATATTAAAAGTCAACCCTGATATCTGTTTATCATCGTTGATATCAGTTAGATAGAAGTACTTTCCAAAATACTTTCTCTTTATGGATGAGTCGAGAGCCGAGTATCCAAGAGAAATATCATAATACGGATTCAATGCCTCATTAACAAGAAGAACTACCCAGAAATAATCACTCGTACCATATAGTCGGTCTGATATAATTTCTGGAGTGTCACCGTCTTGGGTGTCATACTTTATGAAGAAAGTACTTTCATCTTTACCATAAGCATCGATCTTAACACGACGAATGATATCCGTGACAATTCGGAATCTACTTTCTGTACCGAACTGTTGAAAATAATTTAATACTGGAAATTTATCAAAATACATCAATAACCCTCATCAATATCTTCTCTCGTGAGAGGTCTAAGTTCTTTAAAGGACATGACTATAGTAGTTCTAACTGGACTACCATCCGGGAAGGTTGACATAACTGCGTTGGGTGTGTAGTCTACACTGATTGTCTCTAATACACACCTTCCAATTTTATTCAAGAATAAGTTTTCTCTGGTAACACTATCATTATAAACTTTATAATATCGTATTTCAAACTCTGCGGGTACATCTAACATATAACCATTGATTGCAATTTCGGGGTGAGAATACCTACGAAAAGCTCTTACAATTTTATTTACTTCTTTTGCTTCCTTTTGATTTCTTGGAGCAAAAGAAAAAGAAAAGTCAAATGTTCTAGTATTGACACCATTAAATAGCTGTTGCTGTCTTGGGTTTATTGCTAATCCAGTTACAGCCTGCATTGCTGCTTCTGAGTTTAAATCTGTTCCGACGATAGAAAGAACAGAATCTGCGAAAGCACCCAATTTACGTTTAAAGATGGGAGCAGCACCTTGAAGATCACCAGTAGCAATACCTTTCAACGCCTGTAATGTACCGAAATCGACTCCGTTGTAGTTAATGCCTGCGTTGTTTACAATTTTATTCGGAATGTATAGTGCAATATTCGTTGGAGCCTTTTGTGTAGCGGCACCCATTTTTATTCGATTATATGCAACTGAGGCTTCTCTATCTTTTATACCCAAACCAAGACTGTCGGCGTAGTCTATGGTAGACTGTGAACGATCTTTACGAAATGATTCGTCGGGGGATACGAATTGCTTTGTTTGATCTTTATTCGCCCGTGCTACTCCATAGTCAGCGACATTATTATTATATGTGGTATCACCCTCTGGATTAAAAAGGGCTTGAGCGTCCCGTCGAATAGCATCTTTTCCTTCCTCGGTTTTAAGAAAGGCAATTGCGGCTTTTTGGGCAGAGGTATCTGAATTTGTGAACCCGATAAAGTTGGTTATGGCGGATACACCCCCCGTGACTGTTTCAAGGAAGCCCGAATCGACTGACAACTCAGTTAGATATTCTAAAGTACCCTCGATAAAATTTTCACCCGCCTTCAATCCTCCAATCGTCCCCGCAGCAACAGCTGAAGCAACTCCCTTTCCAAATAGGCCCTGAATAATACCGGAACTGGCAAATTCTTCTGCCGCAGCAGCTTTTTCTAAACTTAGCTGTTGCTGTCCGAATCTCACTTTCTTAGATATTTCTTTCATTTCAGCAGAGGCACTCTCATACATGGTAAATAGAACAAACTGATTATATTCATCACCACCCAAACTCTGAGGATATTGAAGATCCTCTTCCGATGTGGTAAATACATTCTTAGGTTCGTTATTCAACCTAGCAAATACATCACGGGTTCTTCTTGATGTTGATCCTGCACCGGGCATTTAGTGCCTCCTATAGATACATACTTCTATGAGTTATAAGGGAAGATACAATTCTAAAAATCCCTCAAAGTATATAGGCGATCCTACTAAGATTATTTATCGTAGTTTATGGGAACGTCGTTTTATGGTTTATTGTGATAATAACGAAAAGATACTATCATGGGGATCCGAGGAAGTTATTGTTCCTTATAAATCTCCAATTGACGGTAAGATGCACCGTTACTATGTAGACTTCATTGTGGAGGTTTTAAAAACCGATGGGAAAAAAGCAGTAAAGTTGATTGAAGTGAAACCAAAGAAACAATGTTCACCCCCAAAGAAACAACCAAGAAAAACCAGACGTTATATTAATGAAGTAAAAACATGGGGTGTCAATTCTGCAAAATGGGAAGCAGCGACTGAATATGCCAAAAATCGTGGATGGGAATTTCAAATCCTAACCGAAAAGGAACTTCAACCATAATGTCAGACGGACTACTAATAAAAGAACGAGCCGTAGAAATGGAAAATGCTACTCATAGCATAATATACCAAAGAAGCATCTTCATCAAAAAGGATCTAAGATTTCAGATGCTTAGAAATCTAGGTTCTAGTCTAAAAGAATCTTTCAAAAAATTCTATCCCAGCAAAGAGGGCGACACTTCAGACGTAAAACGATTTGAGGTATCTACCTTCGATGACATAATTACTTTCTTTACCAAAACTATAGAGGTTGCTTTTGGTGGACAAGAGTTTACACCTAATGAAGTTACCGAATATCTTCTAACATCAGATGAGGCAATAAGTCCCTATGATATAGGAAGTGGTGGGATGTTTTTGTTTAAATACGAACCGACAACCAAAGGTAATTTAAAATATTATGATGCGTTACCTCTAATTATCATGGTAGGGAAAACCAATGATGGGTTTGTTGGTCTAAACCTACACTATCTACCGGAGAAGTATAGAATAGCTTTCATGAAAAAGTTATTTTCTAGCGTTGATTTTTCAAAAGTTGATGAAGATGAGCTTTTATCACGACTGGAAACGATGTCTGCCTATAAATTCATAAAACCTATCTACAAGCGTTATAAATATGATGGTGTTGCCTCTAGACTTGTCCAGATACCAGTTGAAAACTGGTTAATGGCAGCACTCCTTCCGATATCCAAATTTGAAGGTAAGTCGAAGCGAGAAGTTTGGGATGACTCACGAAGAATCATAACCGACGAGGAAAGAAGAATATAAATGCCAACACCTAGTATTCAAAAAGCAATGGGCCTAGCTGCTCAGATGTATAAACCTAGTAGGTTCAGGTTGGAAATACCCGAGTTGCCCTACCTGGCGGGATACGGACCAAATAAAGGGGGGAATCCATCAGAAGTTGATACCCAAATGATATTTTCTGTGGAGAATGTATTCTTTCCTTCCAGAAACATCTCAAGTGAACCATTTAAAACCGCTGGACCTGTATCCGAAGTTGCTTATGAATCCACGTACAGTGGGGATCTTGATATTACGATGAGACTTTCTGGTGATTTTATAGAAAGACAATACTTCGAGAGATGGATGGATGCAACTGTAAATAGAACAACACAAGAATTTTCTTATCCAGATTCGTATCAATGCGAAGCATTTTTACACGCTCAAGATTACAAAGGTAAGGACTTATATGTTGTTCGTCTAACAGAAGTTTGGCCTAAAGGTATAGGACAAGTAAGTGTAGGCCAAGGACTTACCGATACCATTGCTACCATGCAAGTGCAATTGTCATTTAGAAGATATTTTGTAGATGAACCACCAACATCTAATCCTCCAAGTGCCAATGAAGTATTTACCCGAGAACAAGAAATATTCATCGAGAAAGTTGATGATCCTACGAGTGAGTTCAACGCCGGTTCGGACTTCAACCCAGACTTCCTTTAGTGAAACTACTGTATATTAACAAAATGGAGAAATTATGAGTTTACCGAAAATTGAAGTGCCTGTTTATAAAGTAAAATTAAATGGGATAAACAAGCTAGTAAAGTACAGACCATATAAGGTAAAAGAAGAAAAAATCTTACTGATGGCTCTGGAATCTGATGATAGAGAAAATATCTTCAATACTATTGTTGATCTCTGCGAAGAATGTCTTTACGATGATAAAATTGACATTAAAGAACTGTCCCTCGTTGATCTAGAAAAATTAATCGTATCGATACGAGCTAGATCTGTCGGGGAAGAGGTAAAAACAAACTTAAAATGTCCACACTGTGAAGAATCTACACAAGTGGCAATCAACCTTGAAAAGATGAAAGAAAAGAAAGACGATAACATAATCGATACTCTTATGGTTGATGAAAAATATGGAGTTAAGTTAAGACCTCCCTCACTAAAAACCGTAGGACCGGATGCAGCAAATCAAACTGATCCTATCGGGATGATAACAGCATGTATAGATTCAGTATATGACTCCGAGACTGTGTGGAAATTCAGTGACTACACATCTGAAGAGAAAAAAGAGTTTGTAGAATGTCTTACGGGTGAAACGCTTAATAAGTTAAATACTCAATTTATGAGTAAACTGCCTTCAAATGTTCTGGAAATACGATACACATGCCCCAAGTGCAATGAAAAGGTAGAAAATGATTTGGAAAACCTAATTGATTTTTTTATCTAATTAATAGTCATACAAACCTATATGGCTATTACAAATCAAATCATGAATTAATGTTCTATCATAAATACTCTTTGACCGAATTAGATTCACTATATCCGTGGGAAAAACAAATTTATATTGACATGATAATCGATGAAATAAACAAACAAAACGAAAAGAACGATAATTGAGTCAAGAAATTGCAAAAATGGTTAAAAATTTACTTCTTACGGGAAGTAGTGACGGTAGTAGAAACCGAGTTTCTTTTGGTGGTCGTATCGGTGGTGCGAAACAGTCATCTTCCAATGACTCGACTGTAAACTCAGCTTTAAAGAATGATGTTAAGGATGTAATCATATCCGACTCTCAGAAATTTGAAATAACAAGAGAAGTCAGGAACTCCGTAATCAACATATACAACCCCAAGAATGTAGTTCTTGGTGGTATGGGTGAGAATGATCCTACTACAAGGTCAGAGAGAAGAGAGCAGGAACTAGAGGCAAGAAGAAGAAGACAAACCTCTCCATTACAACAAACAAATCCAGAACTCAGGAAACTGGGGATAGGTGCGGGTGTAGAAAAGGATAGCGACGGAGGTGGTCTTTTTGGTATGGGTATTGCGACTTCGGAAAGAATTCTTGGAGCCTTACTTCTTAAAGGTTCTGGATTGCTTACGTTTATAAACCCGTTAAGTAAAGGTTTTGGGGACGCAAAGGTTCTTCGAGGACCATTGGCAGGAACCATTGGAAAGACTTTAAGAATTCCTATCCAAATGTTACGGGGTTTGATTGGCGTAACAAGAGCAGGTGCAGGCGGATTAGCCAGAGGTGCTGATGCGGCTAGTTCCGCCATAGGAAGAGCCGGGGCCCGAGGATTTCCCACTGTTAGCGGTATGGTTGATAAAGTCATGGGTACAACCCGAGCCGGATCCGGAACTCTAAGTGTTTCGCGTCGTCCCCCCGCTGTGACCAGGGCTGCAACAGCAGCAAAAACTGCTGCAAGTATGGGAGGCCGTGCGGCTTTGGGTGCTGGTAGGTTACTTGTCGGTGGTTTGGCGATTCCACTTGAATTGGGACTGTACGGTATTACCGATACTATACGAAGATCCGCAGACGTTCAAGCTACTCTTCAATCTATACAAGAGGATATGAAAGGAGGACTTCTTGGTAATCAGACTGGTGCTAGACTCCAAATATTGCAACAAATGCAATCTGAGGGTAAAGGTCCAAGAAAGTATCACATGGACATGTCCCAGTTCTTTATGGGTACTGTACTCCCGCTCTTTGAGGATTCAAAAAAGAAATACATTCAAGAGATGAGGGAGTATGAAGAAGCTAAACAGATAGCTATGGCGTCCGCCAGGGCCGGTGGTGTAGGTATACCCATGCCAACTCCACCAACTCGACCAACTCAAAAAGACTTCTTAAGTGTGTATGGACCAGGAGCTTTCTTTATGAACCCCGAGGTCGGACAGAGAACATTTAAGCCCAGTACAATACTTGCAGCAGCAAATATGCACAAGGACAGAATAAAAGAACTCGATAATGGTGTAAATTATGGCACCGTAAACGGTGTCGACCTTTCTGGTATGTCTCCACTGGACATGTCAAGAAGATCATTAGAATCTCTACGAGAATCAGCATCACAAATGAGTCAAGCACCGGGTGCGTTTAGAGCAAACATGTCGGGACTAGATCAGATTAGTTCAACTTCTATGACTACTTCTGATGATGTTGTCAGAATGTTTAATGTAGTTGGTAATGCACTCAGTACAATCAGTAAGCAAGTTGGTAAACAGTCACAACCAATCCTTGATGTTCCAAACAATACTAGGCCGCTTCGTAGATCTATACCAATACCAGGTCGATCTGGTTCGGGACCCGCTGAATAAAAAAAGAGGGAGCAGGCTTAAACCTACTCCCTCTCAAATCCGTGCTTCTAAAAATCTCAATCTTCGCTTGCGAGTTGATTGAAGTAGGACATTGCATCCGCTCCCTCATCAAACGACTTAAGATTCTCCTCTCCAGACGAAGCACTTGATGTCTGTGGAGTACTCTCCACTGTGTCGGTTTCTGCCGTGGTCTCTCCACCACGATCATCACCCTGAAGAACTGCGTCGAGACGAGCCTTAAGTTCGTCATACGACTTGAAGTTCGACTCACTAACAAATTCATCCAACTTGTATTGAGTCTTCCACAGACTTTCCAGCTTGGCATCATCTCCGTCAAACAGAGGTGAAGCCGATTCAAATTCAGACTTGTCATAATTAACAAATCCAGAAACCTTACGTACCTTCAACTTGAAGTTTGCACCCTTCCAATAATCGAATGGGTTAACTGCTTCTTCATCTTGAAACTCAGGATTCATAGACTCCTGAATCTTGTCGAAGATCTTCTTACCATACTTGTAGAGAAATACCTTACCCTCGTTCTGAGGATTCGCAGGATCACTAACCACAAGAATGTTAGAGATGTAACTAAGACGGCGCTTACGTTGACGAGCAATGTCCTTGTCACTTTCAATTCCACTATTCCACAATCGACTGTTCATCTCGGAAACAGGATCCTTTTGTCCAAGAGTAGTCAGTGAATTTTCAATGAACCAACCACCTGGTCCTTTGAATCCGTGATTGTACAACTTGATCCAAGGAATATCCTCTCCGTCTGCGGCTGGTAGAAGACGAATAACAGCAAAACCGTTACCAGCCTTATCCAGTTCAGGACGCCAAAAACGGTCATCCTTGTAATTGTTCGTCTTGTCCATGTTCTCCATTTTCTTCTGGAGGCTTTCTAGACTTGAATTGGACTTGTTCTTAAAATCTGCAAAACTCATATGCGTTTCCTTTCCCGAGGGGCTACCTCGGCCTTACGATACTGTTGGGAACTCCCCAACACTGATAGAATTATAACACGGAATCGTACCATGTCAATATTTAAATTGGTAATTTTGGAGTTTCAGGTAACATATTAAGGATTTCACCTTCTGCCTGAATTTTCTCGATTATTGGTTTTGATAAATACTTTGCAGCAGCGGCAGGTTCTACACCGTTTTCTTCACATAGCTCAACTATGGCATCGATATAAGAACCGCCATTCAACTTCACGTATTCTTGTAGATCTGTGGTAAAAAGTCTTTCAATTCTTTCAAACATAATATAAACTCCCTCGGGATTAAGTATAGCATAAATACTATCACGCTTCAAGTATATATACTAGGAATAATGCATTCTCAAACGCGGAGAGAAATTAAATGGGATTCCAAGACGACAATGTAAGAGTTACAGTAGGTACTAGTACCGCAGGTGCTAATGTTGCCACAGATTTTATTAAAGTTGGTTCTGGGGAAACAGCACACTATCAGTACATGAAAGTGGCTTGGGGTGCGGATGGTACAGTAAACCTTGCAAGTACAACTTCAGGCAAACATTTACCTATTCAACTGTATAAAGACGGAACTGCACTCACCGCGACATCGAATGCATTAGACGTAAACATCAAATCACAATCTATCAACCCAATCCTCCTAGTTCAAGGCGGAACAGTTGATATTGGTGGTTTTGTTCATGGTGCAACCATACCTCTCATGGTATCTGGCAACACCGCAATTGGTGGTGCAATTACCATCAAGGGAACCAACCAACCAACTACTCCCGTTTACATCTCAGGAATTCAAGGTGCAACCCAAGTAGGTGTTACATTCGGAACCAATACAGTTCCAATCAGAACCGTAACCTCATCTTTTGCCGGTGGAACATTTACAGGTGATGTTGTTGGTGTAACTGGTCATGTTTCCGTTGACGGTGGTAGTTTCATTGGAATCACAACTAAAGATGGCGCACTTGATACTAGAACGTTAACTACTTCATTCGCGGGTGGAACATTCACTGGTGATGTTGTTGGTGTAACTGGCGAATTGACTACAACAGTGAGAGCTTTGGCAGCGACTTACGTTGCCTCCACTGGAGTGCTTGCTGGTGACATTATTGGTGTAACTGGTGCAGTGGAAATAGTAGAAGGATCCCTCGTTGGTGTTACATCAACCTTTGGCGGAGTGACCACTGGATTAGGTATTAGAGATCTTACGTTCGGTCAAACAGCAGGAGCCGTATCACCTAGCGTATTCGACGGTGTAATTGTTCGTGGTATAACCCAAGGGTATCCAGTAACCGCAATGCTTTCTGGACCAGCAAACTCCCACGGACATACGATGGTTGGTATCTCTGGTGATGCACTTAAGGTTGCCATAACCAACTCTGGATTTACTGCTTCGATTACGCTTTCAGCAACGCAAAAAGTAACCAACACTGGTATCGCAGCCAGTGGTGGATTCCTAGCAGTTTCTGGTACAACAGGAGCGCCGAGAGCAATTCTAATCGAAGGAACTGCGGATGGTGTTTCGATTGGTATCGTCGGAAACATGATTGGTATTACTGCTAATACGCCACTTGCCATCACAGGTGCAGATGGACCACTAGCAGTGATGTCAACTAATTTGGATATTCGAGGATTAACTGTAGTACCCGCTACTGCAAATGGATCTGCAAATAACAGTGATCACATTGTAATTCACGGACATGTAAATGCAGGTATTGCAGGAGGTAGTGTAACCGCAGGTGTTACTGGCGCACTACCAACGATGATATACTCTGCGGGTGGAACTGCTGCCAAATTTGTTTATAGGTACAAGCGAGGAGAACTTCGAGAAGGTGGAGACCAGCTTGCAGTAGCACTAACCGAAGCAAGTGGTATCTCTGGTGCTGATGCCCTACAGGTTCAAGGAAGACTTGCTGGTTCTGCCGGAGCATCTTTAAATCCAGTTATAATACGAGGAACTCAAGGACCATCTGATTCCGATGAAGGATTCATCGGAGTAACTTTCGGTTCTTACACTCCTAAAGTTGATGTAGCCGGACACTCTTCTGAATCAATTAAGGCTTACTTCCACGGATTCTCAGCAGCGCCTGTAAGTTACCATTCAGAAGGTGGTACAATAGCCCCAATTGGTGTGTCTGGTGATGCTCTGAAAGTTTCCATCACCGATGCTGCTTTAGAAGTATCCGTATCGGTTGGAGCAGAAGTAGACGTAACACCCAAGTCTGGAACAAACCTAGTCATTCAAGGTGCATGTGTCGGAGACGCAAACACAGCAGTTACTATACCGGGAGTGTTCGTATCAGGAACCGCAGGTTCATATGTAGATTCTCCAGTAAGAGTAATGGGCGCACATCCCGCATCTCTCGAAGCAGGATTACCAGTTGGAGTTACGAGCGAGGCGTTCCATCATGTTCTTGGATTAACCGCAGCACTAACAGATCTTCTAGCTGAATTTAAAGGACTGAATGGTATAACACTTGCAAGAACTTCGACTGGTGACGACATGCCAACTCTTGGTTACGAACTTGCAGCCAGACTTGATGACATTGATGAGTTTACAAACTTCAGTGGAATGAGAGATTCTCTCGGAACATTGGGAACCAGCGAATCTAGTGTCATTCGTAGGATTAATGAAATCCATGGTTACCTGACAAACAAGAATACAAATCCAACATGGACTGGTCCTAATGTTAAGGTAGAAGTTGATCCCCCATCTGCCCTGCAAACTGAAAACGTAAATCTTGCTACAAATGATAGCAGCGGCAAGACAGTTACACTAAGCAACACTGCAAGTCTGAAGTCAGGTGTAAAACTTAAGCTAAGTCCGGATTCAAGCGTGCGAGTATATGTTGGTGGTCCCGGAGTAAATGTGAGTAATGGATATGTGTTATTCCCCGGAGAAGAATTATTCTTGGAAACATCTCAAATGAGTAACGTAACATTATTTGCCAACGCAGGAACCGTTGTAGTTGTATATGCATTAGGATATTGATTTATGCCCTTAACTTCTATTCCTTATAATTCTAACTACGGTGAATGGTATCCATACAACGGAAACAATTATTCACAGCGTGCAAGATCTTTATTCTTTTTCCGGTCTATGAATTATAGTGAAGATGAGACTCCCGGATATCTCATTTT